TTTTCTTGGAAGCTGTCTACCAGACGACCAATGATGGAGTCTTTGCCTTCCAAGAAGGCAATGAAGTCTTCAAAAGCCGCACTGAGGGCAATGACTGCGCCTACGGCTAAACCAAAAGCGGCTATTGCGGGGGCAAAATAGGCCACCAGCAGGACTAGCGCACCCTTAAGGAGCTTTGCCCAGTCGGTTGCCTCCCACAACTTCTTGCCGAAGTCTCCAATAGGCCCGAGAGTTTCCTTGAACCAATCAACGAGCTTCTTGCCGTCTTCCCAGAGCTCACTGAAGACCCTTCCAAGGTTCTCAAGGAACTTGGTGATGTTGCTTGCGACCCATTCCTTGTTGACGTTTAGCCACTCCTTGAAGGAAGTGACCAGTTTGTCAATCATAGGAAGTGTTCCGATAGCGATAGTAGTACCAAACGCTCGCAATTGAGTCGTGAGGGACATGACGCTTGTCTTTAGCTGAGCCGCCCGCTTCAGGTCTTCTGGAGAAATAACTGCGCCCACGCTATGGGCTTCCTTGCGCAAGGCCGCGATACCTTCACGGCCTTCACGCAAGAGGCGAACAGTGTCAGGTGAGATGCCAATGGCTTCACCCCACATATTCGCCTGAGGAGCACTCATGCCCTTGAACGTATCAGCCCATGATTCAAGTGAGCGACCCGTCCACATGGCTTGCTTCTGCATCTTAGCGAGGTCGCTTTCAACGGCACTCGCGGAGACGCCTACGCTCTTTGCAGCATAAGCCCATTCCTGAAGGGCGTCAGTGCTGACGCCAGTGGTTTCAGATACCTTCTGGATGGATGCCGCGCTGTTGACTGCCCCGGCTACGAATGCAGTAAGGCCAGTAGCCGCCATTGCGAATCGCTTTGTCGCCTCTTTGACAGTCGCAACAACGCCATCAAGACCCTTTTTATAGGTGTCTACTGCCTTCTCGCTTCCGTCACCGAGAACAGTACTCAGTACTGTGACTAGTTCGTCTACAACAGCCATACTAACCTTCCTGCATTACTCTTACGTAGCTCGTGGCGTAATCTTCCCAGTCTGCACACTTCATCAAGAATACAACGTCTTTCAACGACAGCGTCCCGTCAATGAGCTCCTTATAAGTACAAAGACCATGTCTAAGAAGCCGATTGACTAGGATCACGTCCTGATGGGAGTCAGGTACTGGGACGCTTATACCTACCGTTGCGGGGTGGAGTTTCGTACGGCTGTACTCAGCCCAGAGGGAAAAAAATCCCTCACCTGTTCAAAGACAGCCAACGCTCCCGCAACAAAGAGGTCTTGAGGGTTTTGGTTGAACCAAGAATGGAACACAGCTTCGTTGCTGAGGGGCTCCTGCTCAGGCGTATACGAACGCTTGAGGGCTTCCTTCATGAGCGCACTGAGTTCCGACGCTTCAACGACGCTGAGAGCCTTAGCAATGGCGTCGTAGTGCACTTCACCTTCACCGCAAATAGAGACGAGGGCTCCGCCAGCGGCCTTAAGAACACGGCTCCCAAAGTCAATTGCTTCCATGGGAGGCAGGAGGTCGAACTTATACGTTCTACCGTTCACCTTGAACTCACCCATTCCCGACTTGAGGTCTCTCATTTACCCCTCCACAGTCAGATTGGTGATGTCGTCTTCAGCCGTGGTCAGGGTGAACTGCAATCCGGCCATCTGCTTGTCGCCAGTGGCAAGCTGACCGGGACGGCTGATATAGGCGTTGGTCATGGTAAGCAGGATGTTGGCTCCGGTTCTGGCTACAACGGTCACACCAAGGCCGCCGTTCTCCTGCCGCAAGCGCAGGTTGTTCAGGAAGGCAATGGAGCGGGAAGTTTCTTTCAGTGTGAACTGAAGGGTAGAGCCCTGATTGGTGGCAATGTTGATGCCCGCGCCGTCAGTGCCTTGCGTTTTGGCGACTTCGCCGCCGTCAAAGGTGTACGTGATG